TCAGATGGCTGAGCGGCAGCGAGCGGCTGAGGATGATGGGTTTTGCCTCGGACTGGATGCGGCCAACCTTGCGGAGGCTTTCGGTGCCGGAAATGCCGTTGTTACGCAGGTGGCGGAGTGGGTTGGGAGCAAGCTAATTAGCACGGGATGACCGGCGCATAGCCGCAAACTGTCTGCCCCAATATGAAGTACTTAGACACTCTCGTATCTTCACGGGTTTTTTATTCAGCCAACAGACCCGGAACAACTCAGTGTTGCCCGGGTTAAGATTGGAGACCTAAGCCTTACCAGCAGAAATTTCCGGCAGCGTACCTGTTACTGAGCTTGCTCGCCGCGTGGCTTTAATAAACATTGCCGTCCCCCCATGGCGCATATCAATATCAAAGAGATCCGATGCCCGAATAAGATCGCCCAATGTTCGATAGCCGTAATTTACGGCGGAAAACGAACTGTTGTTACGGATGTATTGACCTACTTGGCTGAGGTGCGACCAACCGCCATCGTCTGCCGTTTTCTCGGCTGCAGTCCTAAGCAACCTCACGAGTGCCGTATCGTTTCGCAAATCGCTCCTAGTACGCTTAGGGGGCGCAGACACCTCACCTCCGAAAGCTTTCTCTTGGTCTTCGCCTACGAGATTTTCGGTGTAAATGAATTGCGAGCATGCATCTACAAAGGGTTTTGGCGTCTTTTTTTCTCCAAAACCGTAAACTGGTAGACCGCTCTCTAACAATCGAAGTACTAGGGGCGTGAAATCGCTATCGCTTGTCATGAGAGCAAATGCGTCGACATTTTTACTGTACAACAAATCCATCGCGTCGATAATCATCGCTGAGTCTGTCGCGTTCTTACCCTTAGTAAATGCAAACTGTTGCATAGGGCGAATTGCGAAGGGATGCACCTTATCTACCCATCCAGCGAGTAATGGGGAGCTCCAATTGCCATGAGCGTGCCTGACATTGACCATCCCATATTTTGCTAACTCATCTAACACACCTCCTACGGAAGCATGGCTTACATTGTCGCAATCGATTAGCAGAGCTATCCGTTTTGACTCCATGGTGCACTCCTGCCAGTCCCTATGAAGCCTCACTATGTCATTGAGCCATCACCATTCGCAAGATATTGCAACGAATCGTCCGCTACCATAGATGACTTGTTTGGAAGGTATTGATTTGGCCTGCATCCAAGTGGCTATCCTTGCCTGTCCTTCAGCAGCACTTTTGCCCCCCGAGAAATCAATGGACTCCCCATATACCCAGAGCACAAGTCATACGAATCCTCAACGAAATACAAACCCGCTGGATGCTGCTTGAAAGCCATTATCGGCTCGCCGTCAACGATTGCCGCGACAGTCGTCCAGCTGCTTGCGGACTGCGGATATGTGCAATTTAGAAAGTATTGTATGTTGGATATTTCGTAGCCATCCAACGACGCGGCCTTACATTCTCGTTCACAGATTTGCCTACTCCGAGTTCTTGGCTGACACTGCGCGGGTGGAAGCATCTCCAGCGTCTAAGTTACAGCAAAGACCACGGCCAGCAGATGCGTACTGTCAATACTCTACTGGCCAGCAAAACTGGCTTCCAAATCGCTATGGGCTGTAACCTATCGTCGCTCATGCTAACGGATGTGATCAAATGAATGATCATGAACCATTGTCTAAATATCTTGATACAGACGATATTGAATAGGCATTTAAGTGAGAATGTAGGAAGTGGAGCGGGGATGGGGGCTGGCTGCTAGTTACATTAGAAACTTTTTATTTATCAAACTTAGCTGTAGCGCACAAAAATGATAATTACGCATTAGCGATGGCTTACGCTGAGGCAGGAGGTTTGAACGTACCACTCACCACTTGTTTAAATGCTCGGTAATCTGCAGTAGCCAATTTCTCGATGATCGACGAAACCACGCCATATCTCTCATCGAAATTTTCCGCCTTATAAACATGGCTATCGACGGCCAAATTATTAATAGTCACTGAAATTTCTTTAATAAGTTGTATCTTAATAGTAGTTGTGAGCAGATTTTCGTCATTCAACGACGCAATTGAGCTACCACAGATACTAAAGTTATTACTATTCAGCCATTCGCCTTGCGTATTGGTGAATGGTTTAATCCACTGCCCATGAGCAATTTTATTTCGCAAAGTGATTGCAGGTGCAAAATGCTCGGAGATCCATCCTCGGATCTCTTCGTACAGATTGAATACAGAAAACTTCACTGTCTTCCTAGAAATCTCGTCGCTAATCTGCAATCCGAGATGTTTTTTCAGGCCGAGCTCAAGAGCACGCTGCCAGCGCTCACCAAGCGAGCTAACATCATATACAAACTGCCTTTGGTCTTCCGAAAAAACACCTTTTTCATAAAGGAGTTTGTGAAGGCGCGCCTCGCACCAGACTCCAAGCATCATTGTATAAAGGCGAGTAAAAGTAAGCTCACCGGACTCATCGCTTTTGGAGAGAGACTTCCGGAGCTGTTTTTCAATATTTTCTAAGGCAGAGTTTACCGCAGCAAAGTTATCATCATGATAGCCTTTCACCTTCTCAATGAACTCTGGAGTCGCAAGAGGAATTGCAACAGAAGCAGGAGCGCCTGAACTCAAACTTAAACTCCCGCGCAACAGAAAATATTAATCCAATTGAAAAATCAATTGAACGCCAATATTGAATCCAGATGCCAAAATAATCTCAACGAAATTACTTTGGCATGCCGGATTCGAACCGAGACCTTTCCAGAATTAACCAGAACGTGCTAACCATTACACCACATGCCCAAATCAATGATGCCACTTAGCCACTCTCTATGCAACATTTTTTTGGGGAGGCGCCATGATGCCGGGAAATGCTCGCGTCTCGGCTTAACTGGTCCAACTAAGCCGGCCTCTCCACAGTTTCGACGCGTTCGAAGCTACGCCCTCTTTGACTCTGATTTTCAATTCCATTCAACCGCCCACAAATACATGAGATTAGTGGTGAAGCTTGAGCTCATCATCTCCCGCCGCATACCCCAATCAGGGTTGGCCGGCACGCTGCCGACGCGCAGCGTTCCCCTGCCCCACCGCTGAGTGATCTCATTCAACACCTCCATCACATTTCGGCAGCCTGAGGTTGCGACTCCACGAACAAGTCGTTCGTAAACTCCCCCAGGTTGCCGTAGATCCAACAGAAAAATCTCAGCCTTGCTGTGTTTAAATCCAGGGCGAAACAGACGGATGATTGCATCAGTCGCGGCCTTGGTAAGCAGCCGCACATCATTCTCAGGTAAGGCAGTTCAACCAGCGCCCCGTTGGCGTACTTGGCCTCCTCCGGACTGAACATACCGGTTTGAATGCTGACGCGGATCTTCTTGTACAACGAATTCTGCGCTCTCAATTTTCCCGCAGCCCGGTGTACGTAGGTGGCCACCGCTTCCTTGATCGGCTCTATGGTGGTCAGCCTCTTTCCAAACATTCGGCTGCTGCAGATCTCCTGTTTGACGGGGTCGGCATCTGCGAGCTCCAGGCAAGACGTCCCGGTCAGTTCACGAGCAGTCTTCTCTATCACTACGCTGAACTTCTGCCGTAGCGTCCAGGGGTCGGCTTTCGCCAGGTCCATTGCTGTTCTGATCTGCATGCTTTCGAAATGGGCTTTCATTCGCCGTCCCACTCCCCACACCTCACCGACATCTGTATTTCGCAACACCCAGTCGCGTTTAACGGGGTCGCAGATATCCACCACTCCGCCGGTATGCGCTTGCAGGCGCTTTGCTGTGTGGTTGGCGAGTTTGGCCAGGGTCTTGGTGGGCGCAATACCGACGCCAACAGGGATGCCTGTTCCTTTGTAGACGGCGGCGCGAATGGTTCGGCCGAAGGTGGTCAGGTCACCCGGAATGCCGGTGAAATCGGCGAAGGCCTCATCAATGCTGTACACCTCCACCGCCGGAACCATGGACTCGATGATTGTCATCACGCGTTCGCTCATGTCGCCATACAACGCGTAGTTGCTGCTGAAGACCTGCACGCCGTGTTGCCGCAACACGTCTTTGATTTGAAAGTACGGCGCACCCATTTTTACGAAGGGTTTGGCGTCATAGCTGCGGGCAATAACGCACCCATCGTTGTTGCTCAGAACGACGATGGGGGTCTTGGCTAGATCAGGGCGAAAGACACGCTCGCAGCTTGCGTAGAAGCTGTTGCAGTCAATGAGGGCAAAGACTTGCTTACGACCTGCCATGGTCGCGCACGCTATAGGTCACTACGCCCCAAATCACCAGTTCATCACCCTCCATCACGTAGCGCGGCGGATATTTGCTATTTGCGGATAGCAGCATGACCACGTTGTCGCGGCGGTGCAGGCGTTTGCAGATGGGTTCGGCGTTGAGGCCGGCGATGACAATATCGCCGTGTTCAGCATTAAGGCTGCGATTGACGATGACCAGATCGCCGCAAAATATTCCCGCGCCTTGCATGCTGTCGCCCTCGATCTTCGCAAGGTAGACGTGCGGCGCTCGGATATCGAAAAGCTCGTCCAGGGAGATATGCTTTTCGATGTGGTCGGCGGCTGGGGACGGAAATCCCGCCGGTATACGGAACGAGTAAAACGGGAGCGCCTCGCCGCCCGCCGACAACGGGCTAAGGATGGTGAAACTCATGATTCGAACCGTGATGAGAAATGGACTGTAGGGACGATGTAACTCTGCCTACTCATCGCTATTGATGTCGAGCATCGATTCCACCGCAAAGGCTAGCGCCCCATCCGCCAACTCAAGCAGATCGCAGAGGTCGTCGCTATCAATCACCTTATTTGTGTATAGGGTGCGGGCTCCGCTCAGGAGTGCTTTGTGGTGAGCGCCTGGTCGAGCGAAAAGCGCAGATCTGTCGGCGAGCATCGCCCGCCAGTGCGCTAAGTCTTTTGACTGTGAGCCAGATGCTACGGTGATTGTGGTTTTCATCGGTTCGGTTTCCCATGCGAATAATACTGTACGCATAACCAGTATATTCAGAAGCCTCGAATGATGCCTACAGATGCCGACGAAATGCCTTACGGCGGATAAGGAAACGACCGATATAAAAGCGTATTTTTGACAGCTTATACAGGGCAAAAAAAACCCGCTTCAGCTGAAGCTGAAACGGGTTTTCCCCACAACAACGACCGTTACTTCAGGTCGTCAAAGTGGTCTCGCAGGAACTCGTAAAAGCGAAACGCTTTAAACAATCTCCATACGAGGCTCAGCGTACGCAGCAAAAGCTTCATACGTTTTGGCCTCCAGGTTGGGGGCCAAACCTCCAGCACACTTACCGGACCATGCGTGCCTTCAGCAGATACGCCAGTATTGCCTGTGAGGCGGCCGGTTGAGACCCCTCCGAGGTATCATCCGGCACGGGTGCAAAACCGTGTCAGAGGGCATAAATCTGTTATGCCACCAGCCAAACCTCACCGCCGCACTGGCGTACGAGCGACGGCATCTTAACCTGATCCACAGGGGTTCTCTGGCAAAAGGATAAGGGCCTTTTGTAAATCGGTATTTCTGCCAGTGTCATCGATTCGGCCTATCGACCAAAAGGCACTTTCGGCGAGTTGCTCGCGTGGCTCAAAAATCGCCTTGCGAGGATGAACGAAGACTAATAAGATGACCGTACGCCAGTATTGTCTGTGAGACGTACTTAGCCCGAGCCGCAAGCGAAGGCTTACAAAAGAACCGCCCTGCAAAGGCGGTTTTTTTTCGCCTGCCGTTTGCAGGTACGGTGTCAGCGATTTCCCCAATACGGCTTTTGAGGTACGCGATCAAGCCGGGCACAGGTTTCGAGATAATCGACTACAGCCTCCCGAAACGCTCCTCGTAGCCCCGCGACTGACGTTCCGTGAAATCCAACGTGATCTCTGATTCCTGTTATTCGGCCAAAAAAGGCCATCTTCATCACTGTATCAATTCAGCCCACATAACCGTTGTATCTCATTTTGCTCACGGGATGCCTCGTGAGCTCTCACGGAAAGCCTACGCGTCACAGGCAAGTGAGTCTGCGGCTTGTTGGCACGGCCATCAGAATATCGAGTGACTCTGGTCGGAGTTGTAGGCAAAATCCGCGAGTTGCGTACGTAAGCACGACTTAGGTGCTTTCTGCGGGCAAGCACCTTGCTAACCTTCAATTCGCCGGAATATTCTCCAGACGTCGCTGCATATCAGCGATCGGGCTTGGTAACCCGACGAGTTGCGCAACAGCGCCCCTTCACAATTGCAGGCTTAATCTAGCCCGTAGTTTGTTATGGCGGCTGTGCGTGGGACGCCTTCGGGCGTGCCGGTCTCCTTGACTCCCGGTTTACCAACCTGCGCACAGCTGCCACCCATTTCGCTTGGTAACGAAATCGGCAGCTCCCTATGTCAAGGAGCTAGACAATGCATCCTGTAAGTCCGCTACAGATCCCGCTTTACCCTCAATGCAATGCTTCACTCTTCATTCAATGCCTTTCCACCTGTGGAGGTGACCAATGATCGAAGAAGTCGAAGAGAAAACCGGCGGTTTTGCTCCCTTTGTCTACTGCGGTGACAAACCGCTGTTTCAAACTTGTGCCGGTGTTCCCGTCAAGGACGCGTTATCTCAAGCCTCTGATCTGCTATGCCTGTCCAAATCGCTCAGCGAAGACGCGGCTTTCGCGAAAGACACTGACCGATATGCTTGGGCTGCGCATTTCCTGACGGAGATGGGAAAGGCAGTGATCGATGATGTAATAAAAGCCGTTTCACCCAAATCTAAGCCAATAATTTTTCGAGCAAAATAGCGTCCGAATCTTCTACGGTTGTGGGTAGGTGAATGGTGGTTGGGCGTGCTGAGTATTGGCGCCCACCCCCCGCCAAGGCCATGAAAAAACCCGACGCAGGGCCGGGTTTCCTTTGGTGTTTTCATCTCAATACCATCAATCGTCGAAATCAGGTCGCCCGTACTGGCCTTTGAGGTCACGGCTTTTGGATAAGCGCCTGGGATATGCGGCTTATGTACCCACGATCCGCCTCGGTCATCGTTCTATACCATGCTAGAAGATTGCGCTCTTCCTGAGTTAATTCGGACATTTCGCACTTGGGTTGCTGCGTGCGTATGTTCTCTTTTTCATCTTGATCCAAATGCCCACTACTCCATTAAGTGCATTGCAGGCGCAACGTTACTCATGAGCGTGGAAAATCAAAACCGAAATCCGTCGTAACGAATGTCCTAAATGTCGACGAGTTATTTCTTGGCATCAGAAAGATGGGTGACTTCGGCCATAGCACCTACGATGCGATGCACAGCTTTTTGGTCATACTCGGACAAGCTTCGGAACTGCTGAAGCAGCTGATCTTCAGTCGCGTTCAGGCCACTGGCGGAAGCCGGCAAACGTCCCCCGGTCAGGATATAGAGCACGTCCACCCCGGCCTTTGCCACCGCTATGAGATACGCGGAATCGGGGTTGCGCTCCCCCTTTTCATAGCTGCCTTGAGTATTACGCGTGATGCCGCCCTGCTGTGCAAAGGCATCCTGGTTGAGGCCTAAGCGCGTCCTTTCTTCGCGCAAACGCTCACCCACTCCAACATCCAAGTTCTCCGGAGATGCACAACTTTTCAAGCTTTCACCCTTTACAGGCCCAATTATTTGGGCATAATGAAGTCAAACCAACACGAATGCACACGAATGGACACTATGCCCGCCCCACTCACAACCGAGCAAGCCCGAGCGGAACTGGATCGAAGGGGCATCAGTCTCGCTGAGTTTTGCCGCCGCAATGATCTCAATAGCAATTTGGTTAGTGACTTGCTCAACGGCCGCAAGAAAGGGCTTCGCGGCAAAGCACACAACGCCGCTGTGTTGCTGGGTATCAAACTCGGCACGATCAGCGCCGGAGACTGAGACCTACTTCATGGTTCATTAACGCAAGGATGCCGCCATTGAGCACTTACAAACTCGTTTGCCCCCATTGCCATTCCCGGATGCGAATACGCACCAGTGAAGGTACTCATATCTTTCTGCGCGTCGCTTATCTGCAATGCCTCAATGAAGCCTGCGGCTGGTCCGTACGGGCTGAGTTTGAGATGACGCATGAGATGAGCCCGAGTGGCATGGCGAACCCTGCCGTGCAACTCCCCTTGGCATGTGTGGCATTGCGTCGAGCAGCCATGCAGCCCGATGACAATCAGATGTCGTTGATTCCGCCTCAAGCAATGGAGGCCACACATTGAACACCATCCATTTTGCCCCCGACTATCGCACCTGCATGCAGGACGCGGCTCACGCTTACCTGTTGCGGCATCGCGCGGAATACTTGGCTGACTCAGATCGTTTATTCAGTAGCGCTGAGCGCCATTTGATCGTTGGCCTGGAAGTACCCGCCAGTCTTGCCGCGAAGCTGGTGCATTTGGCTTGGACCGAGATGCAGTGCGCCGAGCATCCAGTTAGCACAGTCGGCGTAGGCAACACGCTCTAAGCAATTACCCCTTTAAACAACCGGCATTCCCGCTACGCGGGATGACGGATGCGCTTTGCCTAAAATTCGAGGTTTTCATGGAAGATAACGTCAGCATCAACAGCAATCTGACTCGCGTTGAAACGGAACTCCTGCTCGACGCCATACGCTCCCAATACGCGGAGCAGTTCCAGGCACACTGGTACGACGAGCGTTTCAGTTCGATCCCCATTGACCAGCGCCACGATGCGCTGCTTGCGGAAATCCCGATGATGTCAGGGCTGCGGCATTTGATTGTGGCGCTCTCCCACGGGCTCGGGAGGAAGTTTCACCGGTGAGCGCGTTTGCCAGCAACCTGCATGCTGACGTGTTGCTGCGTCTCAAGGATGACTACGGGCTCCAGCGCCGCTTGAGCACCGATTATCTGCGAGGCGGCAAATGCCCCGCGTGTGGAAAAAAGGAACTCTACACGCGCTATTCAGAGCCTTGGCTGCTCATCTGCGGACGAGAAAGCAAATGCGCGCAGCGCTGGCACCTCAAGGATATCTACGAAGACCTGTTCGATGATTGGAGCAAGCGTGCGCCCTCCTCTGAGCAATTTCCCATCGCGACCGCTCGGGCTTACCTTGAGTTTGCCCGAGGCTTTAGGTTTGAACTGATTCAGGGCTGGTTCTCTCAGGAAACGTATTTCTCTGAGGCGTTAAACGCCGGCAGCGCCACGGTGCGCTTCACGCTGGAAAAAGGAGGTTATTGGGAGCGCCTGATTGATCGGCCGCATCGCTTCGGCAAGATGAAAGCGCGCTTCAAGCCCGGCGACAGTCCGCGTGGTGTCTGGTGGTGCCCGCCCTCTATCGAGCTGCTGGAGGTCAAAGAGCTGTGGATTGTCGAGGGCATTTTCGACGCGATCGCTTTGATGCATAACGGCATTGCGGCAGCGTCCGCGATGTCGTCCAACGCTTTCCCCGAGGATTCATTAAAGGAACTCGCACGCCAGCGCGGCGGCAAGCTGCCAAAGCTGGTTTGGGCACTGGACAACGAACCGGGCGCGCACAAGTACACCAAGCGCTGGGTGCGCCAGGCTCGCGCCCTGGGTTACGAATGCGAGGCCGCGCAGATCCCGCAGACAGACAGCCGCAAGGTCGACTGGAACGATCTGCATCAGCGCTGGGCTTTCATCGATGATGAAAATCAGCGAGCCGAGCAGATCAAAAAAGACGTGGCCACCGCCCGCTATCACGGCTCCTTGCTGATAGCGGAAAGCGCTTCAGAGAAAGGCGTTTTGATGTACGACTGGCGCGAGCGCCATGAATTTCACTTCGGCTTCGACAGCCGTTTGTACTGGTTCAAGATGGATCTGGAGAAGTTCAGCCGGGCGATGCACGCGCTGGAAAATTCCGACCTTCATGAAGATCAGCTCCTCAGCGAAGGCCAGCGCCGGCAAAAAGCCTTGCGGCAATGTGGTGGTGTCGTAGAGATCGCAAACTGTTACCCGCAGGCCCTGTATTTTCAACGCAACGAAGTCACCGATGAATCCTGGTATTACTTTCGCGTCGACTTTCCCCACGACAGTGGCAGTGTGAAAAATACTTTCACCGGTGGCCAGGTCGCTGCCGCCAGCGAATTTAAGAAGCGGCTGTTGGGGATGGCTGCCGGCGCGGTATTTACCGGCAGTAGCAAGCAGCTCGACAAGATCATGAAGGATCAGCTGTTCGGTTTGAAGACTGTCGAAACGATCGACTTCGTCGGCTACAGCAAGCAGCACAGTTGCTACGTCTTCGGCGATCTCGCAGTACGGGACGGCATCGTCAATCTAGTGAACAAGGAAGACTTTTTCGAGTTCGGCAAGCTGCGACTCAAGACACTGCAGAAGTCGATCACCATGCACATTCAGCGCGACGGGAAGCAGTACCGCACTGACTGGTTGCCGATGTTGTGGTTGTGCTTTGGTGCCAAGGGAATTGTCGCCCTCGCCTTCTGGTTTGGCTCGCTCTTCGCCGAGCAGATCCGAGCGAAGTACAAGTCGTTTCCGTTCCTTGAAGTCACCGGTGAGGCCGGCGCCGGCAAAACCACGCTGCTGACTTTTTTGTGGAAATTGCTCGGCCGCGAACACGAGGGTTTTGATCCGTCGAAATCGACCCGCGCCGGGCGTCAACGGGCGATGGGCCAAGTCTCCAACATGCCGGTGGTGCTGATCGAGGGCGACCGGAATGAACCAGATAAGGCGCACGCCAAAGGCTTCGACTGGGACGAGCTGAAGGACTATTACGGCGGCGGCACGCTCGGCACCAAGGGCATGAAAACCAGCGGGAACGAGACTTATGAACCACCGTTTCGCGGTGCGATTGCGATTAGTCAGAACGCCGATGTCAGCGCTTCCGAAGCCATCCTCACGCGGATCATCAAATCGCATTTTGCGCGGCCGGAAGTCACGACTGAGAGTCGCGCGGCCGCTGACAATTTGAATCTGATTCCAGTTGAGCAACTGAGCCATTTTTTACTGCTGGCCGTACGCGCTGAAACGCAGGTGATGACTCGGTTCGCCGAGCGCGTGCTTGTTCATGAGCGGCAGTTACGCGAGCTCAAAGACATTCGCGTTGAACGGATTATCAAGAACCACAGCCAGTTGATGGCTCTGGTGGATTGCCTGCGCCTGGTTTGCGCGCTCGATGACAACCAGGTAGCCACAACACAACAAGCGCTGATGTGCATGGCGCTGGAGCGACAAGCCGCGATCAGCGCTGATCACCCGCTGGTTGCCGAGTTTTGGGAGGTTTTCGAATACCTCGAAAGTCTCGGAGAAGGCCCGCAGGTCAATCACAGCATCGACCCGAAGCTGATCGCTATCAATCTCAACGAGTTCGCCGAGATGGCCAGCGTGCATCGGCAGAACCTGGGCGACCTCAAGACATTGCGCGGGCTGTTGGTGAATAGCCGCAGCCGTAAGTGGTTGGAAACCAATAAGGCGGTGTACAGCGCAGTTCGCGCTTCGCAAGCCGTAATCAACGGAGCGCCAAGACGAAGCTCTACTGTGCGCTGTTGGATTTTTAAGCAGGCGTAACGCGCTGCAATCAAAGGATCACTCGGCGCTGTAGTGCCGGGATGCGTAATGGAGAAACACCATGCAAGCACAAAAACCAAGCGGAAGCGGTATAGAGGCCTCCACGAACATTTTCACAGCCTGCGACGAGGTTTCTTTTGTCGCTGCACGTATTACTGGGTACAGACTCCGCATGCGCCAAGTAACGAGTGCCGAGATAGGCAGCGCTACGGCTGTCGTCCAAACCTGCAGTAGCCCTGACGGTTTGCGGCCCTCGAGGCAGACAGCCAATTTCCTCCTGGAAAGACTAAATGCGCCCTCTGAACAATATAAAAAGCCGCGAGACACTTTCTCTTTGGAACAAGCATGAATCGAGAAAACCAGCCTCCGTTGGCGAGCGAAACGCTTTCGGAAGATGAACTGGCAACCATTACCGGATACAAGACACCGTGTTTCCAGCGCCAGTGGCTTAACCGCAACGAATGGGAATACGTCCTCACGGGCGCACAACGTCCAGTCGTGGGCCGTGTTTACGCTCGTTTAAAACTTGCCGGGGTAAAGCCGTCAGCCAACAACGCTGTCGCCGAAACCTGGTCCCTTGATCTATCTCGCGTGAACTAATAATGAGACTGAAAAAGCCTGAAAACCGAGACCTTCCCCCTCGGATGATCCGCCGCTCACGAAAAAGAAAAAATGGCCAGATTTGGGTGGGCTATTACTACAACGGCAGGGACGCCGAGGGGAATCGCGTAGAGATTCCCCTCGGCGGCGATCTCGACGAAGCAAAGATTGAATGGGCGCGGCTCGATCGCAAAGCTACTCCCAAACCGGCCCACTTGATGGGACGGCTTTTTGACGATTACGAAAAGAAAGTGGTCCCGACGCTCAAGCCTGGCACGCAGAGCGACTACCTCAAGGGTCTCAAACAGCTTCGCAATGCGTTTGAATCAGCCCCAATTGATGCGATCACGCCACAGGTGATTGCTCAGTATCGTGATGCGCGCACAGCCAAGGTACGCGCCAACCGTGAGATAGCATTGCTTTCGACCATGTTCACTTTCGCTCGTGAGTGGGGCCTGACCGAAAAGGCCAACCCCTGCTTTGGCCTTCGCCGGAACAAGGAGACGCCTCGGGATTTCTATGCTGGCGATATCATCTGGAATGCGGTGTACGAACAGGCCGGGCAGGATCTCAAGGACGCAATGGACCTGGCATATTTGACTGGGCAGCGCCCGGCAGACGTGCTCAAGGCATCGACCACCGATCTCAATCATGGCTTTCTGATGGTTGGCCAGGGCAAGACGGAAAAGCGCTTGCGGATCCGCCTCTACGACGGCACCAACGAAACGGACCTCTGCGTGTTCATCAACAGCCTACTTGATCGGCGGGCCCAAGCCGACACCAAAACTTCGGTCTTGATCACCAACCAGGCTGGCCTGCGCATGAGCTACAACATGTTGCGCAATCGCTGGGATGAGGCCCGTGACAAGGCTGCGACAAAGGCGGCGACTGATGGAGACTCCGAGCTGGCCATCACAATCCGGAAGTTTCAATTCAGAGACATCCGACCGAAAGCAGGCAGCGAGATTGAGGACATTAGGGACGCAAGCCGACTACTCGGTCATTCCACTGAAGAAATGACGAAGAAAGTCTATAGGCGTGTCGGGGAGATTGTTAAGCCCACCAAATAAACAATCAACCTGTTTATGCTACGACGCAACCTAAATCCTGATTACAGCGAATACTATGCGGGCTCAGGGTCAGTGTCGCCTTTTCCATTTCGCTTTGTGCGCGCCATAGATTTCTTTACAGCCTCTGCAACTTCATCGTTTGTGAGACCCAACCCCAGAGCCAGCTTGTTTAAGTCATGCGCAAACCCCCTGCCTACGGCGCTTCCAACTAACCCGCCAGCTACCAAGCCGTTGGATAAGAAGTGGGAATGTGCGTTGGGATAAGCATGCTCAACGATAGTGTCAGAGTTTAGTGTTACGCGATTTTCCAATTCGCGCACCCTACCAGACAGCGATCTAGTGTTGGCCAGAATCTCTGCGAGAATACTATCTTCTGATCTTGGCGCGGCGGTCGCTTCTTGCGGCGTTGCCTCTAGAGCTGAAGCAAAGTCTGATTCAAATTTTGGCCAATAAGTATCGAACACTTGCTTAAGAACGCGCTCATCAAGTCGCCCACTCTCAAGGCAAGAGTTCAATGTGTTCACAAGCCTCCAAACCGAGGTTCGTTCAGGCGTTGTATGATTGAACTGCGCCAATGGATCTTCGATATCTGTAGGTGTCAAATCGACCAGAAATGTGCAGACTCGGTTTGCACTCAACCCCTTCGCAAGCGCACCAGTCTCAAAGAGGATCCACGGCTTATTTTTATTTTCTTGAGTTAAACAAACAATACCCGCCGCCGTATCCCTTAGCTGATCTGAGATTTCAGAAAACCAAATTGCGCCTTTGTCAATGTGCTGCGTGGAAATCCAAGGTTGCGATGCTTGGAGTACGCACTTGATCCACTCACTCAGCATCTCAGCAACTACTCTGCTTCGCCTGCCAGACCAGCTCACAAAAACCTTCATTCCTTGATCCCGTAGTTACAAAACTTAGCCATCAATATCGCACAGGCCTCGCACGAACGACACATCTACTTGGCGAAAAATATCATTACGCCATGACGCTAACCTGCCAAAAGACAGCGTCGAACTGACTACGCAAATGACTATCGAGAAATGCGATAAATATGCAGATTGCGGAACACCTTCCAATAATTGCGGAACATCCCGCTTTTTCGCAGGCAACAAAAAACCCCGTAGATCATTGATCTACGGGGTTTTTAAGAGTGGAGGCCGAGGTCGGAATCGAACCGGCGTAGGTGGATTTGCAATCCACTGCATAACCATTTTGCTACTCGGCCTCAAAGTATTCGCTGTCAGTAGCGCAA